ATAACGCATCCAGCCTTGGTAGCCACAACCAGTTAATAAGCTAAGGTTTGCTACGATTAATAAGGATGCTATAAATTTCCTCAACCTGTCGTTCCAATCTATCAACGGAGTCTCGGAGGCTTGAGCCACCATTCGGTTTAAGTTCTGATAAGAAATGTTTAACAAGGTGTCTGACTGTCATTGCTAACGCTCCAATAAGAGTCGTTGCTGCTACTGCCAGTCCTGCCCATTCGTTCGGTGTCATATCATCATATCAATCTAATAGTAGCTATTAACAATCCACCGTATCCGGAGAATCGTCTATCACTTGGGGTTCTGTTTATAAAGTCAAGCTCTTCAATTAATCCAATGTAGGACTCACCAGTTCTAAAGTCTTCTACTCTGATGGTATCTCCTACATTCTCTATCGCTTCTAGTTGACTCAACCTGTCATAGGCTGAACCTTCATAGCCCACCTCAACGCCCAAGTTATCGCTCTCGTGGTCATAGCAGAACAAAGGGTATTGAATTATTCTCTGGCGAGGCACAGCAGGTAAAGACTTTAATTGGTATCCAGTAAATAGTGGACCCTTAGTTGCATCAGTAGATGATCTAGTCATAGTAAATTTAAATGCAAGATACTCTTGTGCTGAGTTAGGGTAAGGCACACCTATCTCAGTGCTTGCAGTACCTTGAGCAAAGTTACCTAGATTGTATTCAGTATCTGCATAATCAACAGACTTAATACTTATACCACCATTTGTGGTATCTATTCTAGGATTAAGTAGTTTAAATAATTTATTCTCTAATGTGTTGTATCGTATGAAACCTGTTTGTAAGTAGCCACTTGTTACCTTACTGCCAGTAGACTCAGCGTAGATAACATTGCCAGAGCTAAAGGCTGCTCTATCTGTATTACCAAAGAAGGCTACCTGATCTGATGCAGCAGCGACACCACTTGCTACTAGATCCCAAGCCCAAGGAAATACTAGGCTGTTAGCTATTACAGTTGTAGATAGATCTACCTTTACTAGTCCTGCTTCACCATCAATAGTGGTTGCAATATAAGCAAAGCGATCTCTAAATGCTATTGAGTTACAGCCAGCCTGATCAAATAATAAAGGGCCATACTGGATGTTACCAGTGGCATCTGATACACCTATTCTAAATCCTTTATTAGTCGCAAGGACTGCATAAGTACCAAGGTACACATCAAAGTCATTGATGCGCTCACCCTCTGGTAGATCAATAATAGCTGTGGGTGTCTCAAGGGTTGGGAAGCCTAATGAGTTGGAAGTTGTAACATCTAAGACAATTTTAAAGACAGATGAGGATGTTCCATTAGGATCATATCCTGATATGTAGATAGCACTAGGTCCCTCTGATATGGATGACCATACCCAAGAAGTATTAGGATGAGTAAATAAAGCAGTAGGCAAAGCACCAGAGGCATTGTTGGCATCTAGTTCATAGATGGCATTGTTGATAGCGGCAATTACACGCTGTTTAACAAAGCGAATAGTACCGCGAGTAGTACTAGTTGCATTATAGATTTCAGTATCGCTAGTTGAACCAGCAAGGTTACCTCTGTGAACGTGGGTACCATTAATAAAGAAGTACTGCTTACCATTAGTTGTAATGCTAAAGATAGTTGAAGGTGTACCTGCTTGAGAAAAAGTAGTAGATACAGCAGCAGATGTAATTTTCTTTATTGCTGTACCATCACTTACTACAATACAATCACTAGTGCCATCATTAACACCTATTAGTTGAGCAGGTGCTGCACCTGAATAGAAACTAGCAGTAGTATTTAATAGGGTAACTTGTCCTTTAGTAAAGACCTCTACACCTTTAGACTCTGTATACTGAAAACGAAGTGACTCATCCTGAGCTGGTTCAAAGTATTTAATACCAGCGCCAAGGTGGAATGTTGATTGAGATCTAAACCACCAGCCAGTAAGTGATTGCTCACCAGCTTCTCTGGTCTGGTCATACTGTTCTTTACGATACTTTGCAGTTACTCTACGATAAGGGGAATCATCGGAGGCTGCAATAAAGAATGGTTGACCGGCAATAGCCATATCATAATTAACACCAGTAGCTGAATAGTTTGTAGCACCAGCAGGGTTGGATAAGACATACGGGATGCCTTCGGTAATATCATCGCCATACGCCATTACTCAGACCTCCCATAGATGTATCCAATTATTAGACCACAAAAGAATCCTAGATAAGCTAGGAAGTAAATCATTATTTAAAGAGCTGGTGACTCAACCCAAGAGGTTGTTGCTTCATCCCAACTATAAAACTTTCCTTCTTCAACTGGCATAGGAGTTGGTGCTTCCCATAGATAAGTATCTAAGTTCTTTGACCAAGATGGGAATGGTTGTGGGGCTGCAAAGCCTGATCCATCCCAAGTGTATCCAATACCAGCATAGTTCTTATGTAATGCTTCTCCACCTTGACGGGAGTTAACTCCGCCGTGTGTGTTATAGGAGGTCTGTATCCACTCGCCACCTAGATTTGCTTGACACCACTCTTTGGAATCGGCAACGATAACTTGTGTTACCACACCGTCTTCTACTTTTGCATAATGAGCCATTATTTATCCTTGTCTTCTCCGTAGAGAACTTGTGTGTTTACTAATTTAACATCTCGCTTTGTTACTATTCCACCCTTTTCATCAAGCTGGGTCTTAGCATCTGTTTCTTTATCGGCTATGATATGAACTAACATAACTACTTCGTAACTGAAGCATTGGGTTTTCTTTGTTTCTTTGATACTTGTTACATTGTCTTTTGACATATTACCCTTTCGTTAGATTGCATATCTTACTATAACTATGCCAGAACCGCCTGCTGAGTTATCGTTACCTGAAGAATAATTTCCTCCACCACCACCACCAGTATTTATCGTGCCTGGAGAACAAGCGCCTGAGTGCCGAGCATCTGCTCCACCACCTAAACCACCAACTCCTTGATTACCAGCAGTCAATGAACTAGAGGCTCCACCACCGCCACCTGCATAATAGGTACTTGTACCACTTATTGTTGTGGCAACGCCAATACCTCCATCGCCACCAAAGTTTGTTCCATTACCATCAGTACCAACTGCACCAGCGCCACCGCCACCGCCATAATTAGGCTCTGTACCAGCACCACCAGCAAATCCTTGATTAGCAGTTCCTGCTGCGCCTGAACCGCCAGTACCTCTACCACCACCTGAACCACCGCTTGCTGGAGTAGTGTATGCAGCACCACCGCCACCAGTACTTGTTATAGTACTAAAAACGGAATTACTACCATTTTGTCCTTGGTAAGAATTACCTGCACTTGCTGCTGCACCACCAGCACCAATGGTAACTGTGTAAGAAGTTCCGCCAGTTAAAGATAAAGCAGATTCTAACGAACCACCGCCACCAGTAGCAGTTACGGTTGAGCGTAATCCACCCGCACCACCGCCTCCATAACCTCCACCACCACCACCTGCTACTACTAAATAGTCAGCAGTTAAGTTTGAGTAAGGAACAAAGGTTCCTGAACTGGTAAATGTGTGTACCCAATGGGTTGCAGTTTTAGTAATAGTTCCGCCACTTGCTTTAGCTATGGAGTATTTAACAATAACTATACCGCTACCGCCTGCGCCTGAAGTGCCACCATTGCCATTACCACCACCACCACTACCTGTATTAACAGTTCCAGTACCACCTTGATTGTTATTGGTATTACCACCATTACCGCCACCGCCAGTACCTCCAGTACCGCCAGTTGCGCTTCTTTGTGTACCGCCACCTCCGCCACCTGCTCTAGTTACAGATGTGCCAGTAATAGAACTTGCTAAACCTGCTCCACCATTAGCGCCAGCATCAGTAGTTGCAGTTACACCAACCGCTCCTGCACCACCTCCGCCGCCTGCACCAGCATCGGTTGCGCCATTTTTGAAAGCATTACCACCATTATTACCTTGACCTGCCGTAGCCGTACCACCAGTACCTACTGCGGTACCGTCATTACTTGTACCACCACCACCGCCTGAACCACCATTAGCACCGTTATTACCATTAAATCCTCTACCACCACCGCCACCAACTGAAGCAGTTAATGCACCAAATTGACTATTTGAACCATTATTAGCAGTAGATGCTGAAGAAGTACCTGCACCACCAGCTCCGACAGTCACGGTATATGCAGTTGCAGTAAGAGATTCTGCAGTATAAGTTAAATAACCACCCGCTCCTCCACCTCCACCAAGATTAGAACCGCCTGCTCCACCACCTGCAATAACTAACATATCAGCATAAAAGGCTTGTGTTGGAGTAAATGTGCCTGATGAAGTAAATGTGTGAATAAAATAATAACCTTGAAAATCAATTGTGTTTCCACCAGTTGCTAATGGAGAACCAGTATAGAAATCACCTGAGGAGTTAAAGGTATGGATTGTGTTTCCACCTGAAGTGGTTACAGTTCCGCCGTAAGCTCTTTGTGTAGTGCCTGAGTATCGGGCTATAACAATTCCTGAGCCGCCTGAACCGCCAAGACCAGTTCCTTGATTTGTCCAAGCACCACCGCCTCCACCTGAGCCAGTATTAACAGTTGCGTTACTGCCATTACTACCACTACCACCACCTGCACCAGCGCCACCTGAACCAGCCGTACCTCCAGTAGGAGAATCAAATGCACCGCCACCGCCACCGCCAGCGTAAGTAACTGATGAACCTGAAATAGCAACTGCTACGCCGCTACCTCCTGCCGCACCAGTTTGGTTAGCAGATTGTGAACCAACGGCACCAGCACCGCCACCGCCGCCGCCACCGCTGTTATTAGTACCAC